CCAGATACACCACCAAATATACTACCTGAAACGAGGGCGTTAAAAATGTACGAACCTGTGTCCACAAATTTTTCACTATCGTCAATATCGGATGCGAGTTTTGTGTAGTCATCACCAATCTCTTTTACAATTTCTTTAAGAAAGTCCATTACGCAAAAAATAATTCAAGGTTTACAGTTTTTTCAACGTTCCACCCGATAGCATCCAGAATGGATTTGAGTGGTTCCACAAAACTCTTTTCAAATTGTAGGTCATAGTCAATATACTTGTCAAGACCAAGTTCTGTAGGGAAATCCTGAATAAACGAAATGACATTCTCTTGAATGATATTAGGTTTCTTCAGATAGAGAAACTTAATTTTCTCACCGTTGTTAATAAGTGAGTATTTATTGGTGAGTTTTTTCTCCTTAATATAGTGATTAAAGAGGAGAGCACCACGACAATGAATAGGAGTTCCCTTAGAGTAAATATCAGCGTGAGACCTATACTTCACAACATCAGACACTGAACGGGGGAAAGCAATCTCTTCAGGAGGAAGATTCTTGAAGTCAACACGACACTTATCAATGAAGTCAATCACATCTTCTTCAGTTCCATTCATCATCAGTTTGAGACCTTCTTTAATCATCGTCCGACATGGTGCCGGAGTAGAAGATTTGACTGCCTCAATACCCATCATCTTCAGTTTGGGTTCTTCATAACGAACACCTTCACTGTCCCATACGTTGAGAATGTATCGCTTCTTCGCAGTCCAGATACCACGTTCAGCGATGTTCTCACGCTTCATAAACATCTTCTGATCGTAAGCGTTTACGTAGTCCGCGAGTTCTTGGTAACAACGGTCAATATACTTTTCAAGTTCCATCTCACACACCTTATTAAGGAACGTGACAACGCCTTCAGTAGTTTTCTCTCTTCCCTTGTATACACTTTCAACCAAAGGACCCATATTAAGATAAATGGAATCGGTATCAGAAGCAATAACATAATCTACATCCTCAGTTTTCAATACCTTATTCAGGTATTTGTTCATTCGGTTCTCAATCCAGCGGATGGAGACTTGTCCAGATAAGGTGATTGCTTCGGCGTTGGCAAGTTTGTAGTAACGGAAATACTGATTACCAATAGCACCATAAGCACTATTAAGTTGAATCTTACGCGCCATTTGAATGTTGTTACATCTGGCAATTTCCTTTTCCAGTGCCTTAGTTGGGGTTTTTTCATAATCTTGCTTTGCCTGCAACATTTTTTTCTTGTAGATGGTGCGATCTTTGTAGATCTTATCCATCAACTCTGGAAGGAATCCACGCTTATCCTTACGATACATTGAACCGTTAGCACAAACAGCAGTATCCTTATACAGTTCAAAGTTTATTTCCTCATTAAGTATTTTATCAACTGTGACTGACGGATGTCTGGTATCTTGGAGTGTTTCTGGGGAAATATTGTACTGCATAATAAGGTGAGGGTACAGACTATTAAGGTCAAAACTAACCACCCAATCATACTTTCCCGGAATCGGTTCTTTGACATAAGCACCTGCGTACTTGGAGTCTTTGTCTGAACGTACAATCGGAGGAATAACAATATTCCTCTTCTTTAGATAGTTGTAGATAATTGTATCCCACATACGGACTTGTGAGAACACATCAGCATAGTTCGCTTTAGCGTCATACGCCATAACGATTGCCAGTTCAATCAGTTTCATCTTGTCTTCCAAACGGTCAACAAGTTCCACGTCAATAATGTTGTATTCTACAAACTTCTGCCATCCATTTGTATAGAAGTCCTTGAACGTATCAAACTCAGAGTGATCAAGTTTCTTCTGTCCAAGTTCTACACTAGCAATATAATCCAAACGATAGGATTCTTGCGCTTTGTAAGTAAACTTCTTATAAAGATTTAGGTAATCAAGTTGCGTAATACCACCAACATCATAAGAAATGTGTTTACGACCCATGATCATGGTCTCACGTTCAGTGACAAGACCCCATGGTGAGATACGCTTCATCAACTTCTCACCCAGGATCCTGTCAATACGTCGCACCAGGTACGGCATATCATACAGTTCACTGTTCCAACCAGTCAAAACTTCAGGAGTATTCTCCTCAATCATCCACCAGTTGATGAAGTCATTCAGGAGTTCATACTCAGTGGAGAAACCTTTATAGATGACGTTCTGCTGTTTGTTATTGAAAGGTCCTTGACCCCAGGTGCGGATCTGTTTGGTAGTGTAGTCCTGTACTGTAATGAGCAAGACTTCTTCAGCGGCAGACTCAACGTCAGGGAATCCATTCTCAGACTTGACCTCAATATCAATTGTGGAGATTTTAATTTTGGTAGTATCAAACTTAATCTCTTCTTCAGGATACTTCTCAGAAATATACTGATAGATGTATCTATCGTTTCCGTAGATTTTAAAGTTATCTACACCATCATATCGCTTGATAAACTCACGACAATCACGAACAGTTCCAGGTTCAACAGATTCAACATATTCACCTTCAAGAGTTTTGTACTTTGTTTTCTTGTTAGATGGGACAAAAAGAGTCGGGTAAAACTTCTCCCGAGTCATGAAATGGCGACCATTTTCATAACCTCGGACCAAGAAGTGATCCCCGACCATTTGGACGTTCGTGTAAAATCTCATTCTGTAAGTTTCAGATACTCTTCAACAACTTCTGGAGTAGGGTCTGCGATAGTCAGAATGTCTTCTGACCGAATCATCAGTTCCCTTTGATTTGTTGCTTTTGGCCAAGGTTCAAATTTACCTTCACCAAGAAAACGATATGGGTTGACCAGTCTGCAGTTTGGATCACCAAGTTCTGCGTCAACCTCAACAACCTCACTGATGAGAACATTATCTACATCAACGAGGAGA